GTGTCAACTTTGGTTTGAACGTAATCATAAAGACAAAGCATTACCTCGACCTACTACATTCGTAATGAACATGATGCTTGGTGACATTGTTGAAGCTGTCTTCAAGGGATTGTTAAAAGAAGCAGGAGTAAAGTATGAAGAACCTAAGACTGTTAGTTTACAGTTGGATGATGCAACCATTGACGGAACATATGATATTGTTATTGATGATGCTGTTGATGATATCAAGTCTGCATCTAATTGGTCTTATATCCACAAGTTTGAATCTTTTGATGCGTTAAAAGAAAGCGATACTTTTGGGTATGTAGGTCAACTTGCTGGGTACGCAAAAGCTTCTGGCAAAAAAGCTGGTGGTTGGTGGGTAGTCAACAAAGCAAATGGTGACTTCAAATATGTTCGTGCTGAAGGTATTGACATAGACGAAGAGATACACCATATGCAAGATAATGTGCAGAAAATTTATCAAGATGAACTAGAGCGTTGTTTTGAGCCTGAGATTGAAACATTCAATGGCAAAGAGACTGGCAATCTAGTGCTAAATAAAAACTGCACATTTTGTTCGTATAGGTATGAGTGCTGGCCAGATATGCAAGAACTACCTGCCGTTCTGTCCAAAGCAAAACAGCCTAAGATAAAGTCATACATCAAAATAGGAAAGGAGTATTTAAATGACTGAAACATATGATGAACTACAAACAGAAATTCGTGAGCTAGAACAAACTCTAGCCATGAAAAAGAAAGAGTATCGTGAACTCAAGACCGCAGGTCTGAGGGCAGCTATGGATGCTCGCAACGAAGCTGAAAAAGCTGTCAGAGATGAACTACGAAATCTAGGTTATAGTGGTTACGCTTGGACGAATCGTTTCACTTTGTAATGTTAAGTCCTCATAGAAAGTTCCGTTATGCACGGAAGATGGGGTATCGCAGTGGGCTAGAGTATTCCGTATCTCAAGCACTTGAATTTCAGAACGTTAAGTTTCAATACGAGTGCATGAAGATTGAGTGGGAAGACCTAGCCTACCGCACCTATACACCTGACTTTGTATTAAACAATGGAATTATTATAGAAACAAAAGGTATGTTTACAGCTGCGGACAGACGCAAGCACCTAGCAATTAAGAAACAACACCCAAAGCTAGACATACGTTTCGTTTTCGAAAACAGTAAACGTAAACTACGTAAGGGTGCAAAGTCTACCTATGCCCAATGGTGTATGAAATATGACTTTGATTATTATGATAGAATTATACCAGAAGAATGGATAAAGGAGAAAGGCAGAAAGAAATATCCAAAGTTAATAAAGTTTAGAGGTAACAAAATAAAAAGGAGATAACATATGAAAATCACTGACTTTGATGTCAACGACTTTAATATTAAAGTAAGACCAATGCAATATGAAGACGGTACTTGGACAGGAGAGATTGATGTAACTGTTATCGCCAGTCCAGACAACGACATGTTTGATGAAGACTACGATGAAGTCATGCACTTCTGTAAGATGATTGCATCAACTGTTCCGTTAATGGAAACCAATAAAGAACTACGAGAACTTGTACATAAATACGTCAAAAAATTTGTTGACCCAGATACAAATTTAGAGTTTCCTTCTGATGAAGAACGTGTTAAAAAGGATGGTAACATCATACGTATAGACTTTAAACAGAAAAGAAATGGGAGATTGCAATGAGAGTAAAAGAATTAATTGAATTTGATGGAGACTATGATATTATGCAAAAACAAATGAAGAAGAAAGATATGGTAAACAGTCCACCACATTATAATAAAGCTGGCATCGAATGTATTGATGCTATTCGTGCCGCCACAGATAGTGGATATGAATATTATTTACAAGGTAATATTATGAAGTATGTATGGCGGTATCGTTATAAGAATGGTAAAGAAGATTTGGAAAAGGCACGATGGTATTTAGATAAGCTTATCTCTGAGGTCAGTGATGAGAACAGTAGTTAAGATATATCTAACGATACATGTAGACCCAGAAGAATATCCAACCCCTGCCGATGGGGATATTGCTTCTGATGTCGAAGATGCCATGAATGAATTTATACACGACATTGATGGTATGAAGATTAAAACACTTAACGTAATACAGGAGACAGATTAATGAACAACATGCTACCCACAGACTACCAACAATTTATCGCTTTGTCTCGTTATGCACGATGGAAAGAAGATGAACAGAGAAGAGAAACTTGGACAGAAACAGTCACAAGATACTTTGACTATATGTCAACACACCTAAAAGAAAAATATAATTATGTCCTAGACAAAGAACTAAAAGATGAATTAGAAAATTCTGTTCTTAACTTACAGACTATGCCAAGTATGAGAGCTTTGATGACCGCAGGTCCTGCCTTGCATCGTTGTCATGTTGCTGGATACAATTGTTCTTACATACCTGTAGATAGTCCACGTGCATTTGACGAAACAATGTATGTGTTGATGTGTGGTACTGGTGTTGGTTTCTCTGTAGAAAGACACAATGTAAATAAACTACCCATTGTGAACGAACACTTTGAAAAGAGTAGTACAGTTATTAAGGTAGCAGATAGTCGCCCCGGATGGGCAAGAGCATTCAGAGAATTGATTGCTATGTTATATGCTGGACAAATACCAAAGTGGGATGTATCAGAGGTACGTCCTGCAGGAGCTAGACTCAAAACATTTGGTGGTAGGGCAAGTGGTCCTGCACCGTTAGAAGATTTGTTTGCCTTTTGTATAGACAAGTTTAAGAAGTCAGCAGGTAGACGATTACATCCAATTGAGTGTCACGATATTATGTGTAAGGTTGGAGAAGTTGTTGTAGTGGGCGGTGTAAGAAGGTCAGCCTTGATATCCTTGTCTAATTTAAATGATGACCAAATGCGACACGCTAAGTCAGGACAATGGTGGGAAGGTGAATCACAACGTGCCTTGGCAAACAATAGTGTAGCGTACAAATCCAAGCCAGAGATGGCTACATTCATGCGTGAATGGGTATCCCTATATGAAAGTAAATCAGGTGAGCGTGGTATCTTTAATAGACAGTCAGCAACTAAACAAGCATCACTGAATGGTAGAAGAGATACAGAGCATGACTTTGGTTGTAACCCATGTAGTGAAATAATTCTGCGCCCCTATCAGTTCTGTAATCTTACAGAGGTTGTGGCACGAGAGTATGACACACAAGAAACTCTTAAACAAAAGGTAAGACTTGCGACAATACTTGGCACATTCCAAGCAACACTTACTGACTTTAAATATCTACGTAAGATATGGAAAGATAATACAGAAGAAGAAAGATTACTTGGTGTATCATTAACTGGTATTCAAGATTGTCCGTTATTGAATGATATTAGTGGTAACATATCTACATTCTTACGTGAATTAAAACAGATTGCTATTGATACCAACAAAGACTTTGCAGACCTTATTGGCATACCACAATCTACGGCTGTTACAACAGTTAAGCCAAGCGGTACAGTAAGTCAGCTAGTAGATAGTGCAAGTGGTATTCATGCAAGGCATAGTCCTTATTATATTCGTACAGTTCGTGGTGACAACAAAGACCCATTAACACAGTTCATGATTTCACAAGGTATTCCAAATGAGCCTGATGTGATGAAGCCTGATGCAACAACAGTCTTTAGTTTTCCCATGAAGTCGCCAGACTCTGCGGTAACACGAGAGGAGAACACCGCAGACTTTCAACTTGGTTTATGGCTAATGTATCAAAGACATTGGTGTGAACACAAACCAAGTATCACTGTATCTGTCCGTGAAGAAGAATGGATGGAAGTAGGAGCATGGGTGTATGAACACTTTGATGAAATATCAGGCATAAGTTTCTTGCCATATAGTGAACACACCTATAAACAAGCACCCTATCAAGAGTGCAACTACGGAACATACGATAAAATGTTAGAAGAGATGCCTGAAGATATTGATTGGTCTTTGCTTTCAGAATATGAGAAAGAGGACACAACTTCAGGTGGGCGAGAACTCGCTTGTTCTGCTGATGTTTGTGAAGTCGTAGACATAACTTAGAAGGAGAACAGCGTATGGAAAAATTACAACCCAAACAAGCCGACAGAAAAAAGTTTGACCTTGACCTAGAGTATGGCAAGGTACGAGAGGAACTTGTAGCAGAAATGTTGCAGGACAAAAAGATTGAAGTTAAGAGTGAGCGTAACCTTTGGCAAAAGACAGGCAACATTGCTGTTGAGTATGAGTGCTATGGTAAACCTAGCGGTATCAATGCAACAGAGTCTGACTATTGGTTTCATAATCTGTGCATAGATGATGAAGTCTTTGCCACTCTTGTCTTTAATACAAGTAATCTAAAAAGAATAATAAACAACCTAGATTACAAAAGAACAGTGTCGGGTGGAGATAACAATGCTTCTAAGATGTATCTATTAAACATTCAGAAGTTATTTTCCTCTGATGTAATTAAGGCATTTAAGGAGAACAACAATGGACTTAGCAACTGAGGTAGAACAATGGTTAGAGAGGAGATACAAAGGAATGAAATTTGAAGAATATGAAGAGATAGTAAAACAAACAGCCGTGTATCCAAAAACACACAAGATATTATATCCAGCGTTGGGCATGGCTGGAGAAGCAGGCGAGGTTGCCAACAAAGTAAAAAAGATTATAAGGGATGGGGTGACTAATCAACCTAAAGATTGGCGAGAACAACTGGCCAGTGAGGTTGGTGATGTGCTATGGTATTGTGCAGCAATTGCACAAGATTTAAACATGCCATTGGCAGTCATAGCATCTAAAAATAAAGACAAGCTCCTATCACGAAAGGAACGTGGAACACTAAGCGGTTCGGGAGACACTAGATAGTGGAAACCTATGTGTCTTGGTTTTTAGCTGGAGTATTAGCTGTTTGGATGACCTACATGATTGGTGCAGGTTTATTAAATGACATATGCGACTGCGTAAAAGACTACGATGGTTGGTGGAGAGTCGAATTTTGGCAAAGAGATTAGAGGTTCTTCTCTAATAATTTACCTAAGTCAATTGCTCGTTTGTAGTGATTGACATTTGGCTCTTCCCTAACCATTTCTATTACAGACTTACCATACTTAGTCATGTAATACTCGTCAGCTAATCTTGTTTGAATATCAGTTAGCTTACCATATTGCGCCCTATCAAAAGGTGTAAATGATTTCTCACCTTTCATAGCTTCTGTTTCGGCTTCCATAACGGCAAGTTCTTTTGCAAACAGTCGCAATACTTTCATATCTCTCTTCAACATACCACGCTTTTGTGTATCAGTCGCATTGATGTATGCATCAGATTGCACAAGCTCTGATATATCTCTTTCAACAAAAGGTCCTAGATGTTTCTTCACAAGAGCATCGGCTGTTTTGTCACCAGAGTTGGGAACTAATGTAAATGTTTTAATACCTAGTCGTGCAAATTCTTCTTCTGCAGGATTACGTTTAGGTTCTCTACGTGGCATACCTATCTGTCCTAGCAATGGACTCTGACGATAGATGTCACCTTCTCGTGTT